CCTCCTGCAGAGCGAGTGAAGTGAAGTGAAGTTGATTGTTGTCCAGCAACCACTCGCTCAGTGGGTCATACCCGTATGGTTCTGACAGGCGCTGCATGATACCAGCATTGAGAGACAGCTTACCAAGCTTGGCTCTAGCTCTCTGAGATGCCTCAAAGTATCTTACATCTGCGAATCCATCCTGCAAGAACTCCACCTTAGTGATCCACTTGTCTGCCACGTATCTGAGAAAGTAGTCCTGGTCCAGGTAGTTTACACCCTGTTGTCTCCTGTAGTCTCCCTCGAACAAGAACTCAAACCCACTCACCTTACCAATGGTGGCCGCATCTCCGTATGACTTCTCTGTCCCGTTGTAGAATGTGTTGGCTCTGTTCTCGTACCCAAAGCGTGCGATCTTCCGCACACCCGCTGTAAAGGCAAAGTCAAACGGCGTCTCCACCACGTCTGTCTGCAGCCCGTTGGCTACAGAGAATACCTCTCTGTCTGACAGCGAGTTACCTCCGCTAAACGCGGTGTAGAATGTAGCAAACTTAAATGCCTTCTTTACTGCCTGTGCTGAGACATTGAAGCTCAACAAAAGAAGCAGTATGGTTGCGATGTATCTCATTGCTTGACGATTCTTTCTACCACGATCCGACCCTTGTAATTGATGACGACTTCGTACAGGCCGTTAGGAAGCGATCTAAGGTCGATCTCTCTGCCGCTAGTACAAGATACCACAACCTGTCCAGAGTGGCTGTAAACGTCTGCAAACGCCCCGACTGGTCCCTGGAAGTTGATGACTCCAGCCGTTGGGTTGGGATACAGGTGGATCAACCCCATCGCTACATCTTCTACAGAGGTCACACCTTGACTGCAGTACTCATACATCTCGATGCAAACCGCATCCCATCCAACCTCACAGCAGTAGGGGTCAACCTCGATCACCCATGAGTAGCAGTAATCATTGGCCCAGTATGGTTCACCAGGACCAGTGATACACCCCGCATCGTACAGGCAGTCCTCATTCGCAGGTACGTTGGCGTACACGTTGTAGTTGGCGGCGTCAGGGTCCATGCACCCAGGCATAGGCAGCTCGCAGCTACCGTTGTTCGTGTTGGCCATCGGGTCGTAGTTGATAGCCTCGGGGATTGTGCATCCGTAGATAAATGGGATACAGCTGTTGTTCTCTGTGTTCGCTTCTTCGTTGTAGTTGAACATGGTAGGGTCGGTGCATCCAAACACAACGGGCTCACAGTCACCTGGATCGGTAGCTGACTCGTTGTAGTTGTAGGCTGTGGGGTCTTGACATCCAACCACCTCAAGCTCGTCACATACCCCATCTTCGTCGGCGTCATTGATGCACTCGTTGTCGCACCCGTAGTATTCGATAGGGAATGTGCAGTCTCCGTCTACGTTTGCTTCTGGGTTGTAGTTGCAGGCGAAGCTAAGTGTGCAGCCCTCGACACCAGGTATGCAGAAGTCTCCGCATACAGGGATACCGTCGTACTTGAATGGGAACTTCTTGATGGCGTCAGACCATGGGTTGGTGCCCCCTTCCATGAATACACCATTGGGGCCGTCGAAGTAGAACCCGCACTGAGAAGAGGTGGTTTCTGCATTACCCTGCGTGAAAAACATCACCTTAACGCCTTCTCCAGAGTACAAAGGAATCTGAATCTCTTTCTCAAAGCCATCATTAGGGTGCATGGTAAGAGGCCCCCAGATCTCGTCACCCTGCTGGACCCCAAGCCAGCTGCCAAACCAACCGTCACCCGCTCCGTCTGTAAGTGTCAGAGTAAAGTCACAGTTGTCTTCTGTCTCAAGCGTGTTGGCGTTCTCGTTGAAGTTAATCGCACCTGGATCAGTACACCCCAGGATAACCTCTGTCTGGCAACTGCCGTCGTCGATTACAGCACTGGGGTCATATTCTGTAAACCATGAGTCCGTACAACCCTGAGGGATCGGTGGGAAACATGGGTCGATCATGATAGTATCACTTGATACCAGTTCGTATTGTGTGGTGTCACCGACGTAATACAGTACCTCTCCACAAAGATTGGACACGAGCAGATTCCCATCGACTCCCCCGTAGCAGCTACCACACATGCCGTCACCAAAGGCGTCGTACACGTCCACCCTGAACTCTGATCCGATAGGTAGACACACAGCTTCCATGACAGGAGCCCCTACAATAGAATAGCCCGACCCCTCTGCAACGATCTCACCATCTGGGATTGTGACAAGGTCCCAGCTAATCTCAGCTGCATAAGTGTCAGGCGTAACTGTGACAAGGATATTATTGAATCCTTCTTCGCATTGCACAGGCGGGAAGTCGCAGGGGGCAGGAGCATTGGCCCATGGGTGGTAATTGATAGCCCCCACCTGCATACACCCAAAGATCGGAGGTGGGCAAGCCAGCACCTCGAAAGGAACGGTTTGCTCTGACGTACTGAAGTCGTACACCGTGGTGTCTAACTCACAGGTATTGATAGAGAACCACCCCTCCCCAAAGCCACAACAGATGCCATCACCAAAAGAGTCGTAGATGGTAAAGGTGTAATCGCCTACGGGCAAAGGAAGGAAGGCCTCTACATACGGATACGCCCCCTGAAGTGGAGCAGACCCCGCAACGATCGCGTCGCTAGAGTCACGAACTAGCCATGTAGTTTCCTCTCCGTAACCGTCCCCTTGAATAGTAATAGACACCCACCCCTGCTGCGCTACAGCAAACAAAGGCATAAGAAAGATAAGAGCTATCAGCCGCTGCATGATTCACAGTCTTCTGGGCTGTCGATGTTGCAAGTGATCTCCCCATCTTCAATCTTCTTCTCTTGCTTCTTCAGCTTATCCTGATCCAGGAAACCAACGTCTTCAAACTCTTCTTCCATGATTACTTTTTTGCCTTTTCTATTGTGCGACCCGCGAAGTATGCACCAAATGCTGTTAGCATTAAAACCTGCAGCAAATCTACGTAAGAATCTTTGACGTTAAATGCCCAGTTGTCCATGCTGTCGGCCACCATGGTCACCATAAACATGCTCATAAGAGCGATCAAAGTAACGGGCCTAATCAGCTTTGCCAGCTTGACGTCACTCCCCATATCAGCCTTCCACCTTTCGGTTACGTTGTTCTGAAAAGCAATCTCTGCATCGACGGCAGCCAAGCCTTCATTTGTGTCTACATCAGGGTCCTTTTCAATTAGGTTTTTTACAATACCTAATCCGCCCTGGTCAGGCAGAAGGTCTCCTACAACATCAAGCACATTGGGTGCTTTAGACTTGAGCCACTTGCCGAGGCCCGTGTCTTTGATTTTATTTTCTTGCTTGCTCATAAAGTTTATTCCATTCCATGATTAAAGATCTCTGTTGATTCTGAAGATCCTGTATTCTAGCTGTTCTTTCAGTGTAATTTTCAATATCTCTTGCCTCAAAGATTCTTGTCCTCAGCTGTTTAAGTTTCTTTTTTATAACGTTCAATTTTTTGTTCATTGAAGAACTAATCCCCTTGTATCTGTTTGGATCACCTTCTACAGGGCTTTTTTGAAGTTCGTTATAAAGGCTCTTAAATTCTTGCTCGTTGTCCAAGAACTTCTCCATGTCAAAGTACTGAGATGGCTGACCGTAGAGAAGTCTAAGCATTGGGACATCCTTAGCTTGTATTTGAATGTCTTCATCTGAAGCAAGCTTTGCATACAGCTGCTTCGGGAACTTGAACAGTGACCTGTTTACAAACTGACCTGCTCCGCCAATAGCGTACTCAAAAACATACCAAAACTTATCTGGGTTAATATCTATACCACCTGAAACATACTCGCTACCTCCAGTAGCTTTATTGATCCATCGGAAAAGATCCTTAAGGCCATCAGGCGACCTGAATGATAGCTCAGAATTAGGTTTCTGTACACCAAAGGGCAAGTTCTCCCCAGTCACAGGAGAACCAAAATATGTTTCATTCACCATTGTTTCTATAACAGGTTTAAAGGGTGTAGGCACGGCGCCTTTGCCCAACGCTGTCAACAAATCTTCTGACTGCCCAAAAGATATAGGGGAGAAAGAACCCATAAAGGAGTTAAACAAAAACATGAAAGCTTCCTCAGGCTCTCTGCCCCCATAGGCTGATTCTGTCAAAGCAAGACCTGTATTTGCAAAGACATTTAATCCGTATGGCATAGGAATTTTGAAGTAATCCTTCCCATCGGGGCGCATAATGACAAAATTGCGCTCCTTTACATAGTCTGGAATCTTGTCGTAGAACGGTATTCCATCTTCGTCATCATCAGATATGGCATAATTTAAAGCGGTAAGCATGCTTGAGAACACTGTAAGCCCCCCTGCCATCCATTGTGCAGAATTAATTCTTTGAACTTTGCTTCTTTGTGTGCCATCAGGTCTTTTTGCAGGACGAAGGGTGAGCAGGGATCGACCCAATCTGGCAGTTCCCTGAATAGACGCATTAAAAAACAAGTACAAGGCATTCAAGCTTGGCCCGTACTCCCCTTGTTTATTGAAATTGACTGTGATGTTTTTTCCAAGCTGGGCTGCTTTTTCTCTAGATATGCCATTTTCACGAGCCTCTATATAAGCCGCCAACCGAATGCTGTTTTCAAAAGCATCATTGATCCCTGAAATAAAATCACCGAAATTTTTTGCCTTACCTAAAATTTCCTGTGTTCTCGTCTTTCCTTCCGCCTCACCTCGTAGTTCTTGCGCTAACTGGTCCAAGGGCTTGGCGTATGCCCATCCTGTCTTACCTCCATCATCTTTAAATTCTTGGAAGTATTTCTCTATGCGAGGGTCCCCATCTTTTTGAACTGCATTCTTCACAAGAGTCTTTAATGTTTGAGGCACCATTTTCATGATGCTTGCGACACTTGTTTCGCTATTCAACAACCCACCCTCTATCTCTGCCTCTGCTGCTGCGTTAAAAAGGGCGGATTGAATGTCACGCGAAAAGTTAGAGATAACAAACTCAGGGTTCAAAGTTGTAAACGACGCCCTAAGCCATTGGGCTGGCTTCCTCATAGCTCGAACAAAAGCATTTGCGTGAGGCATACTCATACCCCTTAGAGTCTCCGCATAACTTTTGTCATTGAAGAATATGAACTTTTGCTCGCCTTTGATACGAACACCAACGAGATGCTCTTGCCTTTCTTTACTTAGTTTTTTGGCTGCTCTTTCATCAAGTACCTTCCAAACTTTTGAATTGGGGTTTGCTTTTACCAGATCGTGGAGAGATGTAATCGCTTCATTTGTCCGAGCCTTGATATGAACAGCGGCATTCTGAGCGACAATTTGAGCCAGTATGTCTTCAGCTTTTGTTTTTCTACCTTCTGCTCTTCGTGTTGTAGAACCGAAGGTATTCAATCCAGCCCCTCCTGTAGGATAGGTTAAAGTCGTGCTTTCGTCTGTTGCTAGACCAGCTAGAGGCACGTAGTTTTCAAACATAGATGTAAACTCATCAATGGCTTTTTGGCTCTCAAGGCCTAAAGCAACCATTGTTTGTCGAGTATCTTCTTGTATTTCTCTAATCTTTGCTACAATGGGGTCAAGCACTTCTTTGTTTGCAGAAGAAAGGATGGCATCCGCTTCTTCATTAGACATGCCGCTACCATTCTGCACCTTTCCTTTTGTTCTTTCTTCAATTACAGAATTACGTTCTTTAGCATGAAGGGCATATAAGTATTGTCCTAGCTCATCTACCTTGACGCCAGCCTTTTTCATATCTGACGTGATATCTTTTGCCTTTGTGTCTGTTTTAAAAAGGTCCTCCGCAGCCTTTCCATACATGAGCTCTTCGGCCATTTGAAAGTCTTGCTTCTTAGCTACAGGGCCTTTTTGCTCTTGAATGTCTCGTTGAATGTTGAAGATGTCAATATACTTGTCTTGCAATCTTCTAACCCATTTGTTTTTCCATGTTTGGAATCCTGTTTTGGGTGACATTGTAAACGCTTGTGGCCCACCTTGATCAGGTGCAGGAGGATCAGATACAGGTTCTTCTTTTGTTTGATCTACAACTTTGTCATCTAGAGATTCAACAACAACTTTTTCTGTTGCTTCAGGCTCTGCTGTGGGCTCTACTGTTGGCTCTGCAGGCGCCGCTGCTTCAGGGGCACCCTCCTCGACCTGTGCCTCTGCTGTAGGCTCAGTCTCTGGAGCGACTTGATACTTGTCTAAAATCTCACTTATCTCGCTCTTAATCTGACCCGCTCTTTTCTTAGCTGTTTCAGTAGGCTTGCCTTCAAACTTCTGCAACTCTTTCTCTAGCGTCACAATGCGAGACCTATCTTCCCCCTGCACTTCTTGAGGAATGATGTCGTTGATGGCGATGGTGCGCGTTCTATCTTCTAAAGCTTCCTGAACCTCTGCATCATTCTCTACTTCGATGTTTACTTTCTTGAGGTCTTCATCGGTCAAGACGTTCAACATTTCGTTGAGCTGATCCTTTGTAACTGACTCACCATTAAGCTTATACGAAGCTGAGCTGACGGATTGCTTGAGGCTTTCGTTGAGTGCATCAACGGCAGCAGCTCTCTGTGACTGCTCTACATTTTCAAGCCTTTGCTCTATGGCCGCTTGACCTAAAGTAATCGGCGCTTGGCCTATCCCCGCAGCGGCCTCAAGTCCAATCTCAGCAACATCCATCTCCTGTCCCGCGAGGGCTCTAGCGGCAGCCTCACCAGCACCTCCAGTCACTGCTTCACCCCCTATACCGACACCAAGCTTTTGAACCTTACCCAAGGTCTTGGCTGCCTTAATGGTTTTACTCAATACAGCGCCACCCAAAGCGTCTACAACGCCGATGGTTCCGCCGCGAGTAAGAGACCTTCTTCTCATCTCAGAAAGCTTCTCAGGGTCGCTCAGAACCTGGCTTACATTCTCAAGATTAAACTCCTTATCCCCAAGCTCTTCTTTTAAGAACTCTACGAAAGACAAAGAACTCTCCATGACTGCGCCAGCAGATCCAAATGCCAGAGGTGTTGCAGCGACAACACCAGCAGCTGTACCTACGCCAGGGACAATAGTCCCAGCAGCCCCTCCCGCAAGCAACGCTTCAAGGCCCGCCTTAGCTGACTCCTCGTTTGCCATCGTAGAGTAGCTCTGGACAAGGACTTCTGGAAGAATACCAGGGTTTTGTGCCACGCCAGAGAGAAACCCCCACACGCCTTCACCGTTATCGATGTAGGTTTTTTGAAAGTCCATCATCTCATCAGACTGACCGTAATCTCTAGTCAATTCATCTGATTGATTTACAGCGTCTACAAAAAGAGCTATCTGCTCCTCTGAAGGCTCAGAGGTCTTGAGGACGATAGGGGCGAATGTAGACTCTACAACACCTCGCCGTGCGGCACCTTGACCCCAAGCCCTGGCCATGTCGTCAATGACGTCTCCAAAGATGGGGATCTTGTTAATTTGATCTCCAAACTCACTTGTAAGGTATTGTTTTTCAGTTACTTGAGAAGCCGAATCTCCACTCGGTGTTTCTGCCACCTGAGTTGTATCTGAGGTAGAGACCGTAGAAACCTCCTCCGAAACTGGCTCCGAAACTTGCGGCTCGTCTTTTTTTTTTACGCCAAAAAACTGAGAGTAGAACTCATCAGCAGTCTTTGTGTACACCCCGTCGCTGTACAAGGACTGGTAAAGCCTTCTTTGTTTCTCTGGTTGAGAAAACTGCATGGAGAAGTCTTCGTAGGTCTTCGTGTACAACCCATCATTGCTGAGTTGCTCCCACAGTTTATAGTGACTTTCGTTCATGTCTTTATTCAAAAATCGTCGTAACGTCCAACACGGGGTTGTGCGGCCTCAATAACCTCAACACCAGAGTACTCCCTAGCCTTACCCGTACCAAGCTCTTTTGCAGTTACGGGAACGTTGTAGGCCTGCTTAATAGCCTGAAGAACCTTCACGATTATATCTGCGTTTCTCTTAGCATCAAGATAGATGTCAGAAATTCTTTTGCCGTCTTTGTCTGCCGCATTTTTAATCAAAAGAGATCCATCATCAAACCAAGTGGTCTCATCAAGCTTAAGATTCATCAAAACCTGAGGTCCGTTAGGCTCCCTGTAATCTTTTGTATCTTCTTGAACACCCTTAGGATCCTCTGTAATGTACACGTACTTAGGGTTCAAGACGTCTACTGTCTTACCTTTAAGAGCTCTCATGGGGTAGGTCCATCCATCACCAAGGCCTGGGAGAACAACCCCCTCTTCCTGAGGTCCCATACCTCCAGTTAAAAGTAATAACTCATCATCAGACAAAGGCCTTTCTTCATCACCCAAAAAAGTTATACCAGTCAAGTCATCAGCAGCAACACCCTTGAAAGGCTGAGCATCACCCAACTCTTGTTTAGGCGCAAGCTTAACGTCCTCGCCACTCTTCTTTTCACGATTCTTTCTTGTTTCAGCCAACTCACTCAACTCAAAAGAGCTTTGGGTTCTGTCTCTAAACTGATTTCTACCTCTTTCAATGGCCACAACAAAGTCTTGATCAGTATCAAGGTTGATACCATCTCTAAATTGACGCCTTCTTTCAGCATCAAAGTGCGAGATCATTCCATTCTCTTCAAGAGCTGCGAGAACCTGAAGCCTGTGCTTCTTCCCTTCTTCTGACATCTGAGTGATGTTATCGTAGTACACTCTATCAGACTCTTCTTTTGTCCAAAAACCAGATTTGAATGTGACGGCCTTTTGAGTTTCATCACTCTTAGCCCAATCGTCTAGATCGCCTACGTCAACAGGTCTTCTATACCTAGTCAAAGGGAACCAGTAGTTGGCATCCCCAAACCCAGTAAGCAAACTCAAAGGCTTCCGAACTCCAGTAACCCTGTCCTCTGCAGTGAGCTCCCCATCAATCATTTGAAGAGAGCCGTCTATATAAATGTGATTGGTTGCTTGGTCTAATGCAGCCACGTAGTCAGGATAGGAATAGTTGAGCTCCTCCCCAACGCCAAAATCGCTTTCAAGCTGAGCCACAGCATCGGCATCTCCCTTGGCAGCCTTTTCTGCCAGCTGCCTAACCTCTTCTATGCCACTAAGATGGCTTGCAAGTGAGGCGTATTGAGACTTTAAATTCGATACAGCAACACGAGCTTGAGTGGCATCTAAGTTTCCGCTGGATATATCAGAGACCACATCGTTGACAAGCATTTGATACCCCTCACCAAGCTGCCCCAAAGCGGCTGCATTGTACTGTGCCGCATCATTGATGTCTTGGCGTCTTTGCGCCTCTGCTGTCTCAAACCTCCTATGCAGCTCTCTATCACGGATGTCCATGATGCGAGCAGACTGTATTACCCCACTGGTATCTGGCCTTTCTACTCTATCATAACGTGAGGGTAGAGGAGTACCTGCAAACAAATTAGCCATTTTGATTCTCGAATTGTTTCATCAAGGCCTTCATTTTCTTCAGGAGCCCTTTTGCATCCCCTTCATTCACAAGTTTCTCGATGGTGTCTTGTTGTTCTGGATTGAAGACCAACACGTTCTCCCCGTCTCTCACCATGGCTTCATCACCAGTAAGCTCTGCTTCTTTCTCACCCGTCTCCTCGTCTATCAAAGCCTTCTTATTGGTGCTATGGTCAAACTCACCTTTGGTCATGTGAACCTCACCTCCCTTGTCGGCAAACTCATACTGACCACCACTTTCCATACTGTTTGTAGGGTCTCCGTCAAGATTTAAAGTACCGTCAAAGTTTAACTGCGTTCCCAAGCCCGCCATTCCGCTGCCACTGGGGTTAATCAAAGCATCACTTCCCGATGGCACAGCCTCAAGAGCTCTAAACAAATTAGACACTTCAGATGAGCCTGGATCTGTGTTATTAGCCTGCGCTCTTTGAGCCCCACCAGCAGCAAGGCCTTGAGCTAAGGTGCTAGCTGCACCAGTAATGGCTTGTATCTGAGCCTGACGAGCCTGCTGAGCAGCAAGCTGGCCTGCATCCATAGCTCCTGCGCCACGCTGCAGCTGCATAGCTGCAAGCTGTTGCTGTATGCTGGCATTTTGATCGGCCACTCTTTGCTGTTGCGCCGCCAAAGCAGCGTCTGCCGCTACCTTTTGGCCAAGGCCTGCGAGCTCTGCTTGCTGTACCCCTGCCTCAACCTGACGAAGTTGTCCTGGAATCAAGGCAGCTGATCGAGCGTCCCCATAACGAGTGGCCGCCAAGGCTGATTGAATCTGAGCCTCCCCTCTTTCTGCTGCCGCATCAGATACCTGCTCTGCAAGAATCCTTTGTTGTTCAGCCGCGTCTCTAACGTCTTGAGAGAGCTTCACGTCAAACTTCCCTTGCTGGAAGTCTTGAACCAATTTATCGTAAAGGTCTTGACCCTTACGCATTTGTCTTTCTGCAGCTCTTTTCTGCTGACCTGCTTCAACTGCCTTTCCAATCTGTTGCACACCAGTGCCCACCAAAAGGCCTATGGTAATCGGATCGAGAGCTTTGGTAAGTCCAGGGTAATCAAACCCCAGTATTAGTTGATATACAAAGTCGATCATAGCTGCAAATATATTTATTATTACTTAGAGTGATCTAAGTCTGTAGGTTCATAGTTTACGTTGATTGAGTAGAGCTCGTATGGTTGAGATCCCAGAACAATATCTGCTTGAGCATACTGACCGCGAGGAGGTGCCCCGTTGATCTCTTGAGGGGTTATCTCTATGACATTAACTGTCTGTAAGCCTGGATTTGAAAGCATATTAAAACCGCCGACTTTTTCAAACAAAACACTCCCGTCAGCAGAGCTTGATAAAGAAGCTACATCAGCAGAAACTTCAGCGAAAGAAGACCCCTCGGACAGACTAACATTTTGAAAATCAAGATTATAAAAAGAATTATTAGAAAAAAACAAAAACTTAGAATTGTTAGTTACTGATTCTGTTTTTTGTCTAAAGTTGTAGTCACCACTCTCAAAGACTATGGCATCTAGGAACCCCTCTTCAAGAGAGCTTACATCTGCAGATCCAATAACTTTAACATTACTGCCATCCAAAAGAGTGTTAGACAAACCGATGTGACCATACAGTATACCGCCCTTGTCCTTAATCCTTCCCATGCTAAACTGCTTAGCAGGATTGTTGTCAGCGTTTACCACAAACGTGTTGAAGCTCTCGTCTTGAATGTTACTCGTCCCCTCCAAAGAGATGGACTTGTATATCTTGTTGCTTGACACCCTGTCATTGAAGGATACAGACACACCGCTCCCCCCAACCTGATCGTAGTAGTTAGTCCTTTTTGTGTCGTCATCTTCATTATGCTTCCACACCAGGCTGGATGGATATTCTGCAGATGTAGACGCCCCGTCAATAGAGGAGGTAAAAAACTTTCTACCCACCTTTTCCATGAAGGATGCGAACCAAGTGTACTTTGTTTTCCAGTACCCTCCTTTGTTGCTGTATGCTATAGTTGTTGGCATGTTTAGAATCCTGTTATGGTGTCAACATCATGTCCTTGGAAATCATCAGAATCATCAGCGTCTGCAAGTATTTCAACCTCCGCATATCCTGGGGCCAACTCATCACCAGTGAATGCTACGTTTCCAAACCGCTGGAAGTTGGGCTGATCAACGGCTGCGCTGCCATAGACCACCAAGAAATCAAGAAGGTCAGCAGAACCAACCTCATTGTCAAAGTTTGTATCAAAAGCGTGAATCGTATTTCGGGCCGTGGGTCTCAACTCACCTTGCGCGTTTATGAAATTGTTACTACCCATCAACCCTTTGAAAATAAGCTTGGCTTGGTTCTGAGAGATAAGACCTCTTCTGAAGATGCTGACTAACTGATCGAATGTAATAGACCCTACTGGCCCTCCGTCGTCGCCAGTCAACGTAAACGTAGTGTTTGCATCAAGAAGGCCTTGAGGAGTAGTAGGGCTCAGGTCAATCGTACCTGGAACCTCTTGGTTTATCCTCTGGCCAAGCGTAATCCAAGCGCTAAGGAACTCAGCAAGAAGGCCTAGATTCTGCGGCTGCACCGCGCCAGAACCTTCAAAATTTAGTTGCGACCAAGCAACATCCGTCATATTATTAACCAAGAATTGTGTTAAAGCAAAAACCCTTTGCCGATTAGGGTAACCTTCTCCAGAAAGAGATAATTGCTCTTGAGTTATTGCCTCACTGTCAATCAGAAAATCAGAGTTGCCAGTCATAAAGTCAGTGAGCTGTGTAAACTGCGTCGGATTTGGAATTGCAGCATAGGCTAAATTTATAGCCTGCGACATAAGCTGCACAAACGGGCTAGTAATTGTGCTGGACGGATTATATACCTCAAAAGTACTTAACAACCAGTTATTTCCAGGAGTGCCCGAAAGCTCATTGTAAGCGGCATCAATATCTTCAATTAAAGAAGTATCCTCTGTATCCACAAGACTAACAAAGTCTTGAAGGCTATCCCCAAAGGTGTTTATAACGTCGTCTGAAGAGTTGTTGGCTACGTCTATGACATTCCCCAAAACAATTAGAGACTTCGTCATTATTTGAAGCCTTTTTTCTGCTAGAGCGACATTCTCGTTTAATATGTCAATAGCTTCAGATGACGTCTGAAGCCCAACGTTATAACCATCAGCGTAGGCGGCATCTGCAACATCTTGGTTGTCAGAGGTAATGTCCACACTAGCAACTCCATCAGCAAAAGCTTGATCTTGAAGGTCTTGAATTTCCTCCTCAGTCAAGTTGTCACTTGTAATGTCTACCGCCTGCGCGGCCTGTGCCTTTACTGCCTCGAAAATGGCAGACACCAAGTCAGATATTTCTGGGCGATCGGTATCAAAAGGAAGCAAAGTCGTAACACGCGAGATATATTCAGTAAATTCTTGATCGTCTACAAAAGCGATTGGAAGTATTCCAGGGACAGTAATATCAATGATTGAAAACTCATTTAGGTCAATGACATCTTCAAATAGTTGTTGTAAAGTAAGATCTTCTAATGGGCTATCACTTATAACACTTCCCAAAGGAGAACTTATTTCGGTAAGCTCAGTAAGGAACTCATCAAGATATGCCTGATCGTCGAAATCACTGAATTCAAATACCTCATCTCTCTGATCCTGAGATAGATATTCTGGCACAACGTCAAACCCAGCATCTTCAAGCGCTTCTATAGCAGTTGCAAATTCAGCAAACGTCTCTGAAACCTCGCTTGTAAGAGATCCTGCAGCTTGTAAAAGGTCAAAAATCTCATATCTTGCTTCACCCAGGGCAACCAAAGAATCAATCTTAGACTGCATGAGTTGAGTTATATTCGATATAACATCAGCTCTAATCGCTTCAAGCGCAGTAGTGTAAGCGTCTGGGATAGATGAAGGGCCCACGGTGCCTGATTGTGTGCTCCCAAGGTTGACTTCTATAGTTTGTCCTACAAATTGGGTAAAATCACCAGCAAGCAATTCATCAATGGTAGATACATCGCTAATTAATTCCGCTATGTCCGAATCATTTTGGCCAATAAACCCAACCAAGCCGCCTATCTGATTAAGGAGATCCTGAATGACCGCCCCGTCTACATTCAGGTCTCCAGTCCCTAAGCCTGTATCAGCCTCGAAGCCTACATAGTCATCAGCAACGAGTGTGGAGACTTCATTTGAGTAAGGAATACCGCTGAAATCAGCAGAAAGTTCGACTAACAACTCGTTGATGCTCAATACAAATTCATCAGAGTCGGGGTCATATCCACCAACAACCCTTCCCACACCACTTGCCTCCGCACCAGCCAAAGCCTCGTTAAAGAAAGACCCCATACCCTTGTCTGAAATAATCTCTATGCCTGAGTTGGGATTGAATCTGTAGACCTCTTTGTTTCTTATAGACACAAAGTATATGGAGTTGCCTGCCTGAGCTACCGATGGCGCTGAGTCAGTACCATAGGCTCCAGCATAATACTTCTCTGTACCCAGCACTTTTGCCGTGGCGATAACTGTTTCGTTACCCAAGGCGTCAGACAAGATGTTTCTTGCGACAGGTATAGAGCTGCACTTAAGGCGCTGTATACAGAATATGCTGTCGTTCTGATTAAGCAAGAAGAACACCGCCCCATCATTGTTCTGAAGGTCTTTAAACGGAAGCTTTGAGTCGTTGAATGAAGTGTATCTGACGACATTTGAATTGGAGTTCGATCGGTCAGAGAACTTCAAAGAGCTGTACCTTCTAAACAAATTAGAGCTACCCTGTGATATAGAAAGACCAGCAACACGTGTTGGCTCAAACTTCTCTATAGCTACGCGAGGCTTGCCATAGGGGAGGACGTCAGCATTAGGGAAGGTGTCAGTAAATGTTTTAGACTCAAGGTGGTAGGACCTGAAGTTTGGTGATGTAGACTCATCAACAGTGTCGGTTCCATCTCCAATCAAACCCACAAAAGAGTTTGTCGTTTCGTTGAAGTCCTGCATATTCACCGCCATCTTACGGAAATACACGTCGCCCTGATCAAGGAGAATCTGGCTTGTCTGATGAAAAGGGGCTCCTGGGCTCGCTAAGTTGCGAACTACATTGTAAGTCTTTCCAATCTCATAATAAACCCTAGACTCAACCTCTCTCTTCTTCTGAGGTGAGAAGATCTCAAAAACACATCTTCTATTCCAGTAGTTGTCGTTATCGTAAACACCAACTGTGACGTTAGAGTCAGAGTTAGATCCTGCGACGTCAGCAAAAGAAAAACCAGCCGCCTCAGAGTTGTCTTTCAGGATAACAAACTGGCCTGTCTTGGCAGGGTGTACCTCATCACCCTCGACGACAAGGGGATTTTCTGATGGGTCATCATTCAAGGTGGTTGTACCAACAACTTGAAACTCGTATGGAGAGTTGACGCTTGGATACTGAGGGTTGTTAGGATCGTTGAAGTAAGAAATAATCCTCAGCCTATCCCCCTCAGAGTAAGTGTAAAGATCCTTATCACCATCAGAATTGACAGCCCCAAAGGCTTTAGAGTAAGAGATGGTAGAGTTGTCCTGCAGGTGATTCAGAGACACATAGATGAGTCCTTTCTCTCCATCGGAGTTCTTAGGGACAAAGGCCCCTCCAGAAGTGTACTGAACGAAATCAGATATTGAGCTGTTGCCCCCGTACAGCATCTTGTAACTATGAGCCCAATCTGGAGGGTCAGAGCTTAGGTCTACAATGATGTGGGCCAAGCCTGGATCAGAAACCTGAGGGACAAAGTGAGACCCCAAAGGCACTGGCTCTCCTGGACGACCCCTCTCGTCATAGTACAGTATCGCAAAGCTGTGGTCACAATTTCTTTTAAAAGACCTTCCTACTGCCCCCACATCTACAGAGGAGGTGGTCAAAGAGAAGGACTTTCTGCCTACCTCGACGTCAGGGATTAGCTCGTCAATAATTGTGACGCTTTCTGAATCGCTGAAGTTTTTGTAGCTAAACTGCCCATGCAAAAGACCAACAGGGGTGCTGCTTGTAGAGCCCTCGGCCAAAAGGAATTGATTGTTGTTGCGACCAGCAAACTCAGTGCCGTAGTAAACACCGTACCAATAGCTTGGATTCAAGCTTCCATTGTCTCCGTTTTGCCTAATGTTTACCTCACCATCTACAATAGAATGGATTATACCATTGTTTTGACCGTTCGGGGCGATGGGATCCTGGGCATTGTATGGACTTACATTGTCGCCAAAATCCAAGTAGCCTATAATCCTTCTTTTGCTTTGGTTATCTCCCGAAGCGGGAATTGGTGTGCCTAAATTTGTCTGCCCATTTTCGTGAGCTCCAAACGCCAAAACGGTCTCAACAGGGTAGGCTGAGTTGCCTCCTGAAATCCTAAAATCATTGTCTAATTCTGTACCGCCTGGAGAGTAAAGAAAATTAGGGACGGGATTATTGGTATTTTGAAATCCTTTCCATGTGGTAGCAACGTTACCTAGTTCAAGATGAGTTACGTCATTAGCTACAGCAAGAGTCCCTGCATTCAAGAAACTGAAAGGAATGACAAAGTGTTGTGCAACAAAGTCTTCCTCTTCCTCTGCGTTTGAGAGTTCTGCCGAATCAGTGCTAGTTATTGGACAAAAATGATCGTTCAAGAAAAACAAATTCATGTCATTCTCAACACCAGGAGCAATTTCCGCATCATCAAAAGACAGCTGCGGTATGTTTTCTTGATCAAAAACACAAATCTTTCTTACATTCTCTTGATTGTTTGGGTCTTGTAGATAGCTTTTGGTAAAGTAAATCCACCCTCTATTTCCGCTGCGAGTAATCCTTGGGATCATCGTCACGGTCTCCACATCGAGGAGGTCTTTTATATGGAGGGTGAATATCGGACCAACGTTTAACTCTTCGTTGAGAGCACCACTCGCTGGTGCATTGTGCCTAAGAGCGAACGTAGCCTTTGCTTTGTTAATGGCAAAAAATCCACAAGGGGCTATGTTATCACCACTTGATTCTTCATCCTCCGAAAAACAACTAACGACCGTTCTTGCTCTTGGGTCTTTGTCTGATATAAGACCAAACCCCTGGCTAGAATCCATCAACTGATTAATTTCAACAGTAGGAGTTCTTCCCGCCAGCACATCCACTGGATTTGCATCAGCAAGGACGTTATCACTAGGGTGGGTTTCTACACCGTCTTCTCCGCTGAAATACCGAATAAGCAAGTCTTCTACGAGGCTTTTTACTGAATCAGATCCAGATACTTCACCCTGTATTTTGAACCTCATCTTGAACTTGACAAACTCCTTCGGTATGATGAATGGGTTAGAAGGAGAAGTGCCAAATTTGATGTTTTCAGTTTCTGTTTTAAGTGCGTTGGGATCTGTCGTCACCCATGTCAACCCATCCTTTTGAACGCCTGGGCTTCCGTTTTGGAAAACAGCAGGGGAACCTTCTTCGGATTGACCAAACGATCCGTAAGTGCCATCGCTTTTTACAACCCTGGTATTCGGTGAAATATTCTTATCAGAACTATCCAGGCTCAAGCCAAACCCATTGTTCCTGAATGCGTGATATGAGTTCTCGCTATTGTATATCTCAAAGTTCTTGTCTGGCTGGATAGAAAAAGAAAGCTCTGCTACAGAGTTGCCAGGCAAAACACTAGGGAGGTCAGAGAGATCAAACTGGTAAGAAGCTCTCCTATTGAAGACCTTGTTCGCAGCGTCCGAAGAAGAAACGAAATCTTCACCTACAAGCTCAACATTAGCATCAACAAAAACTGGAGATATGAGAGGCCTTACCCCTATCCTCAAGTCAACAAAGTCTTCAGGTCTCTCTATGTTTCTTGTTTGAAATGACGCTTTAACTTCTGGCGTCTCATAACCTTCAGTATAATCCCCGTATATCAGCCTATCGTTGACAACCGTCTGAGCTGAAGCCCTACGAGGCAAGGCGTCGTGAAGCTTGTCTTGGTCTTCTTGAGGGACACCAGTGAGCACAGAGTCGTTGTAAAACAAAAAATCATCTCCTGGTGATTTTTCAGACACCACAAAGAATGCCCCATTGTTTCCAATTCTGACAAGCAGTCGAATCTTGACAATGTTTTCAGTGTAGTTTTTGATCTGGTTTACCTCACTAGGCACCGTTACTCTAATTACGTTTGCGGCCTCAAGAGTGGGGTCTGACAAAGACCCCTGCACCAGATAAGGTGGAGGCACTGCAACATTAGAATAAGTGGATATAGCACTCTCTTCACCGCCCTCGTAAATGCACTGGTATGCAAACTGAAATCCTTCTACGGATCTAAAGTTTACAGCCCTAGTCTCATCTGCCTCAAAGGCAAAAGTAGGAGGGTGCATAGGCGTCTTAGGGCATGCAGTGATAAAGTCAATTTCGCCTGCTGTTGACGGCAGGTTTACACCCGCTTGAGTAGCCTTCCCAAGGTTTATCTTGCGAGGCTCATTGATCCCGTCCGTGAAGTACAGGATAACATCTCCGTCTTGCCTGTAGACAATGTCGCCCTTGACAAAACCATTTTGATCAAACCGAAAGTGCTCTGAAGTAAAAAATCGCTCAAGCTGATTGTCACTGGCGATCTTGTAAACCCCGTGCTCTGCAGCCACGGTAGAGAACACAAACAAGTAAACCTCATTGTTGACCTCATCTGACACACTGCCAAGGACTCTCATGTGCTGAGAATCAGACAGCAAGTCTTCTGGCTGAGTTAAAGCAGAGTTGCCTTTTGCTGGCTTAATTACACCTGCGTCTCCAGTATTTCCAGCGCTTTCACTATTGCCGTCAAAATCGTCAATAGAGACATTGATGGCACTGTACATTTCCGTCTTGTCCTGAATCCTTGCATCCTTTGAGCGATTCAGTTTCCTAGGGAATATCTTATCTATCATTAGTACTTGGGTGCCAAGAGGTAGTTCTTACGAATGGTCTTCAGTGCTTCTTCTTTAGAGAAGTTACTGAGTCTAGCCTTAGCCAATCGACGATCGTTGTAATACTCCTGTCGGGCTCTGGCCTTTTCGTTGGCTGGCACCGTAGACTTTCTTTCGCAGAGCTTGTAGTACATGTAGCTTCTGAGAGCTTCTTCAGCGTATACATGGATAACGGGGTTGGTAGATCTAGCCTCATCGGCAATGTACTCCAACACAACCTCGCTGCTCCCAGAATCAGTATCTATCTCTATCCTGTTCTGATCAAGGTTGACTCTGTACTCACCAGCCAAGTGGCCACCACCCAAACCATAAAGCCTTCCTATACCACCCTGAAATAGGTAGTTCTCAAAGATGAAATGATCAAGGTCTCCGTTGCCGCTGTCGCTACCTGCAGTAGCATCCTTGTCATCTTCTCTGTTGAGGATAAGGTTTGCGTCTATATTCAGAGGTCCATCAGCGCTGTCAGAAGTAGAGTCTGCAGTAGTCAGCTTTCTAGAGTAGTTGAGGTTTTTGTTTTGACCAAGGACTCTAAGAATACCATCACTGTCTACAACCCCAATCTTTACCAGGTCCACATAGTCCTCAGGAAGGATTATAGTGCTGTTGGATTCAATGGTTCTTTTGATAGACCGCACACGGCTGCTGACATCAAAGCCAAACTCTCTGATACCACGGAGAGCAATGTTTCTGATAGCCACATCTGACACGTTGCTGATGTAGTCATCGCTGTCCATTGTCACAATAAAGTCATCAATCAACTGACGAAGAGAGACGAAATTCATCGTCTCACTGTTGGTTGTCCTTGACCCGCTGTATGTTACATCTTCAAACGCCATTATCTATTTGTGGTTTCAGCAACACCGTACTGCATTAATACATCATCTCTCAACCTCACCCCAATCATCCTGGCAATCTCACCCACCAACTCGGTCAAGTAATGGTCTGGCAACTCAAAGTCTGTAGAGTTGACTGTATCCTCAATGGCAAAACCATCAGAAATTTCGTTGACACTGTAAAGCGGGGCTTCAGGATATCTGTAGTATGTAACCTCAGCTTCCACGCCCTCTGGAAATACATCAATGGTATTTGAGCCGACCAAGGCTACAGGAAATTCTTCAGTTGGAGCTGAGAGATTGCTGTTCAACACCCTTCTCAACTTTTCAGCATCATATATGATTTCAACAGAAACGCCCGCATCTTCTGTGTGCATACTGATAATTCTAGACAAATTATCTGGCTTCCCTGCAAGCACACCATCTATCTCCGTCAATAAGCTTGTTTCTATAAAGTAAGAGAGATCCTCCTCCACCATCTTGTAAGCCGACTTGTCCCTCCCAGCATCGCTACCAGACCTCCTTAAGCGAGTAGCTAACTTCAGCTCGTTGAACATCTCGTTGTAGACATTCATCTGAGCGGCTTCTGCGAGCGTATTAAACACTGCTGGGGTTACAAAACCCTTTTGATCTTTGTTGCACAGATCACGTACAATGCTGTATACAACTCCTACTTTAACCATGCTGTAAATATACAAACAAAAAAAAAGGCCCCTTCGGGCCTTTCTTTTATCCTAGTCGATCTAATCGCTCCTCTAGGTTGGATAGCGTAGCAGCTCCTTTCTCTGTAAGACAGAACCTAGTCATGACATCAATCGGATCTTGACCCACAGGGACAGAGACAATCAAGTTATTGCTGTCAAACCAAAATACACCGTTGCTTTTAACATTGATGATTTGGTATTCCTTGGCTTGTTGCACTGTGCTCCGAGCCATGACCTGAGGAGAATCAAAGGATTGCAAGAAGTCCTGAGTCTTTCTTTTTGCAATGTTCAGCAGATTGTAACGAATCTCTGATACAGGAGCATTAATGTTCACCCCAAAGTAGATAGCCACAGGCAACAAGTCGTTGATGTCTGTGTCACGAACCTTAGCAATCGCATCCGTGAGCAAGAACTCCTTCTGAAGCTCTTGTTCCGCATCACGACGCTTGTTTACCTCTTTGAATACAGGCCCGTTCTGAGGGTGAATCTCTAGAAACTTACGCAGATTCGGCTTCTCCTTAGGAACAAAAAGCCTTCCATTTCTAAACGCAACTGACTGCTTTACAGCATTTTCGCTTTGCTCATCCACGTAGATAGATGGCTCGTTAGGGCAGTAGCGAATCTCACGAACAGTATCGTTGGCTTCGTCATATACAGTCACACCCTTTTGAGGGAGCATGTATACAACACCACCCCCTTTGTTGATTTTGTATTCCTTGTTTTCGTTGACGACCTCTTTGCGCTTGATAGTTCGCTTCTTGGTCTTCACTGGGGGTTCAACGGCAGGCATAGCAGGTTGTGCGTTTGCCACTGTCTCGGCCTTTTTAGGGCGGCCTGGGGCCCGTCTTTTTGTAGCTTGTTCAGCCATGATTAAATGAATTAAAGTGTATATAAATTAAACAAATCCTTTGCTAAGGTAGAAGCGGCGTTGCTTCCAATGTCGCTCTCTATAATCCCAAACCTAGCGAGCTGACCTTTGAAGACGCCGCCAGTTAACTCGTTAGTAGTTCCTAGTCTTTCAATCAACAAGTTCCCGTCCGTCTGTCCTGGGGCATTGGGTCTGCCGCCCGTTGAAGCTGGTATGACGGATATAATCTCTCCCGTCTCATCATGAAGAATCATATTAGAAACTGCATCGCGACGTATGATAAACACAGAGCAAGGGTTGTATCCCTCAGGCCTATTGACTCCATCTCCAATCAAAAGAGATGACGTATTCGATTTAGCGATCGCTCCAAACTTTCCGTCGTGGCGTATATTAAATGTGCTGTTTGATATAGAACACCTAGTTACCACGCCATCTTCAAAAAACATCCCTGAAAAACCAACAGTCTCCCCGTCAGCATCCCCATACAGAGGGCCAAAGCCCTGTGAAGTATTAAAGGTGCCCACTACAGCATATATGGTGTAATCGTTTACAACTGTTAAGGCGGGAACTTCAAAGTATTCATCGAGTCCAACCAGAACCGCGTCTTTAGAAAAGTTGTTTTGATTGGCTGCATCAACCATAGATGGTGTAGTGCCGCCGCCTGGATTTATGTTGTATGTGCCTCCACCCGTGCCAGAGTTTGTCCAAGTGGTGATTGTATCCCCGTTAGAGAAGCCAGAGATAGCCTCGTGATTGTAATCTACTACAGGTAGGTTCCCCTGGAAGTTGATACCTGCAATAGAGTTCTGGAACTTTTGCTCCTGTGTTCCCTGGCTAATCTCTCCGCTGACCGTATCGACAGCCAACGTAGGAACAATGGGGGACAAGGATTCCTTTTCTTGCACGAACTGAGCGAACGTAGAGTTCTTGTTGACCGTGTCAAACCTCATCACATTCTTCTTAGACTCAGAAGAAATAAAGTTTAAGATGCTCTCCATCAGCGCTGCCTCTTCACCTTCAGCACACCCTACCTCTACAGTGGTCTTTGGTATGGACTCACCAGGGTTCAAGAAAGATGACTCGAAAGCAGACGACTGGTTGAATGTAATGACAAGGCCTTGGGGCTTAGTTGTCATGTACGCCAAGTTGTCGGCTGGGATAGAGATCGTAGATATACCTACACCTGTGTTTGATGTGGTAGCTCCAGATCCGATATCATCTGCTTCCCTTCTGAATAAGAAAAACTTTCTCATCAAGCATCAAGTGTTATCGTGCAACTGGTGATGTTTGCGTTCAAGAAAGAACTATCCACATCGTCACACACCACGATTACAGAATCCTTTCCTAGTGCTATCTCCTTGCCTATTGCTGTCATCACCTCTTTCTCCTTGTCAGCAGTAATGGCTAGCGTCGCTATATCTACGCTGCCTGCCTGACCATCACCCAAAGACCCTGGAGTAAACTTCAATATCACTACCCCGTTTGAAGCACATGTGACGGACTGCAGTCGTGATGCTGGGAACATAGCTGCATCGTCAGCATCATCTATGAATAGTAGAAATTTTTCCATTGTATTTAAGTGCTACAAATATAAGGCAAAAGAAAAAGGCCCCCGAAGGAGCCCTTTCTGTTCGAGTTAAACCTATTAGCTGATGTCGTTCAGGTTAACTGTAGGAGCACCAAACAATCTAAGAATAAACTTACCCGCATCGTAAGTCCCAGTAGTGCCTTGGGCGTTCCCTGTTGATAGATATACAAAGTGATTGTTCAACCCTGCAAAAGTCTGTGCTACACCTTCGGCGCTTCTAATTACGTCTCCTTTAGAAATGGCATTTCCAGCAATTAGCAAATTGTCACCACTGACGGCTTCATCTGTAGTTAGGTCGTCGGTAGTAGCAATTATATCAAGATCTGTGGTAGTTCCAGCACCACCAGGCGTTTCGACGCAGATAATCTCAGCCCCGTACACAACGCCATTTTTTGCTTCAGTTATTTTGGTGATAGAAGCATTGGCAGTAGCAGAACCCTTACCAATAACCTTGGCGGCGGTTGATGCGTTTGTAAGCGCCAAAGCCTGCATGTCAAAAAAGATTGTAGTGATTACCTCACCGTTGATCATACCAACCGAACCAGTATTAAATGAATACGTACCAGTGTCAAATCCATCTCCTGGGTCCGTTGGTACTCCATCCGAACCTTCGCTCACCAAAAAGGTGGTTGGTCTTTGGAAGAGAAGAGGTATTACAAAACCGTCATTAAGGGAAGAGATCTCTTGGATCTTAGGAGTTAGATAATCTCCCGTGAAGTTGTCGGCAACAACAACTGTGGATTCCTTTGAAAAGTTGATTGCATTTACAATCTCCTCGATAACCAACTTTGGGTCATCGCCAGTCGTCGATCTCGTCAACGTAATATCCAGAGTATCTGAATCATGACCTTCTCTAAAGTACATGATCAAGTTACTTGTACTTGTAACCTCCATGCCAAGAAAGCCCGAAACAGGGCAGCTTACAGCCGCAGCAACACTATCAGTTGTTGGGTTGAAGTAAAGGTGTTTTTTACTAGTGTCCATGATAATGTGTTTAACCGATGGCGAGGTTAGTCACCGCAGTAATGTCGGGGTGAATAAATTCATTGTTTAATTCATCGGCGACAACAATCAAAGGATCTTTGCCTTTTCTAATCGCGTCTGAAATCGCCTCTTTCACCTCTCTCCCCTTGTCGTGGGTGATCGTAAGGAGAGGGGCAATGAAAGAACCAATATTGTCTCGAAGATCTTGAAACTCAAGGTCTAGGGTGTCTCCGCCTGCGTTGATGTTAGAAATCTCCATTTTCCTCAAAAGGCTGACAGGAAGAGCCATTGCATCACTTGTGCTTTTTGCAAAGTATAAATATTTTTCCATCTTAGTTATTTCTTATAGCTGAGGCTTGTCCTCACCTAACTGTTAATGTGAAAGTAAAAAGCAGGAGGCCGAAGCCCCCTGTTTCTTAAATCAGGTGAGTGAACAAAAAGTTTAGCTCAATCTCATTGTCGCCGCTAACTGTTTCGTTAGCGCAAAGTGTAGTAAAGAAAATTGTTCTGTCAGAATCAGTGTATCCTGAAGCAGCAACAGGACCAGAAAGATCATTCGTTGTAGCGGCTGAATCTGCGGTGAGAGAGTTAGCGCCTTCTAGACCTCTCAAGAGAAAGTAAACTGCGTTGGCAGGAATAGCTGTTCCGCCATCAAGGAAACCGTCAGCGTTTTTAGCAATCTGATTTCCAGATGAGTCAGTTCCAATCTCAAAGCCAATATCACCAGATCCACCAATAGTAACATTACCTATAAACCTGCAGATAACATCATTCAAGATAGTCCCAGCTGGTTGTTGAACCTCAATGACAACTTCGCTGCCTTGAACAAAGGCATCCTTTACAACAACTCTTCTTGCAGCCGTAACAGCTCCAGACCCGTATTTATATGTAGCCATGATAGTTGTTTTTATGAAGCTAGGGGAAGGGCCGAAGCCCCTCCCTTTCACTTCAGGTTAATTATTATCCTGTGATGATAACGTGCTGGTTAGCAGCACGAGTCACCAAAGCAACTTCAGAGCGGTAGTGGAACGTAGCAACGTCCTTACCAGTATCACCGTTGTTTGCGTGACCCAAGACACCACCACCAGTTACCCAGTGCTCCATCTCACGAGAGTAGCCGTTAGCCTCCTTGTAGTACATAGCGAGGGCTGGGGCCTTCGCTCCGCTACGTGGATCAGCAACCTGAGCCAGAGGAACCATAGCACCCTGGAACTTGTTAGACGCACCCAAGAGGGTAGGATCGTTCAAGAGCTTCCAATCGTGCTTGTGGAAAGTGTAGCCACCGCGAGTAAAGGACTTAAAGCCCAACTTGACAGCCATGTCAGCATCGTTGTTAAACGCACCGAACTGACCAGCCAAGCCTGCAGTCACACCAGTAGCAATACCAGACGCCAACATGTCGTCGATAGCGAGGTCTTGCTTTCTGTTCAAGTACATAGCGTACTCAGAAGGCGCACCCTGCTTATCCAACTCCAAGATGATGTCATCAAACTCAGCAAAGCTATCCAAGGGGTTAGCGTTAGCATTAGAAATAACAATACCTCTAGAGTTCACAGCAGTGAAGTAACCCTCAGATCCAGCAGCCTCTGTCGTGCCGAGCTTTGCGTTTGCAGCAATAGCATCAGCAGTGCCGTCAGCTGATCCGTCTCTGATCTCAGAGAAGAGCATCATCATTTCACGACGATCTTCAAAGCGCTTACGAGCCTCTTGCTCACCGTACATGAACCAACGGAACTCACCGCCTCCGACATCAACCCAACCGATGTTGGTGGCCTGTGAGCCACTAACCTCATAGCGATCCTTAACGATCATGAATGGGTTTCTGTACTTGATAACGTCAGCCTCAGTAAAGTGGCTTGGCTGATTGGTTCCCTGACCGTACAGGTTGCCAATCAAAATCAAAGTACCACCACCAGATCTGTTAACCAAGGTGTCATCATTAGCAGCAGCTTCACCGTCAAGACGAGCCAACACAACGCTTGTGCCTGCAGTTCTGGTCTTAACAATGAGACGAGCTCCTGTGACAGAATCCATGACAACGTCGTTGGGATACAGTCCCTCATCGTCGGTAGCACTAGCTCCGTCGATTGCATTGTCATCAAGAGTGATTACATCAGATCCAATAGAAGCATCGGCGTAAGCAAAGGTCTTGTGACGTCTGCCTACCTCGTAGTAGTTCACCTGATCGTTTGTGCCTCCGCTTTGAATTGCACCAGTCATTTTCAAGAAACCAGTAATACCTTGGTCTCCGTAGCTCTCAACAAGCTCAGGAATGACAAAATCCTTGTTTGTTTGCAGCAGTTCGTCAACAGAAACATAGTTTTCTGGACTCAGCCGAATATCATTTGCAGCCTTATCTGTAGCTGCACCAGCAATAGTAGCCATAGCTATTTAGTTTTTAGATTTTAAAAGTCAGTTTGTTGGACTGTTTAGAAGCCAATCTTTTCAGCTGATCAGCCAACGCACTAGTTTGATTAACCCCCGTCTCCGTAGGTGTCTGAGCCTGGACATTGGCTGCTTTGTTCACCAGAGTCTTTTGACCATCACCGAGGCCTTGCTTGTAAGCCGAAGCTACAATGGCATCAATGTTGTCAATGACGGCTCTGTGAGAAGAAAGCGAGTCATAGTCCCAGCTACCGTCCTCGCGGATGTAGGGATCGAAGTACTCGTCAAGACGAGCATTCTTTTGTTTGAGTTGTGACTTGTATGCGTCATCCAGGCCAAACGTAAAGCTCTTATCACCGCCCAGGTCGAACTCCAACCCAGTCATCTGATCAACTTCGCTTGACATCTTAGACACCCATGCCTCGTCAACGATAGGCTCAGGCTCTGCACTCTTTTGAACCTCTGGCGCCTTGTAACTAGACCGAAGCTCCTCGATCTTTTGTCTGGCGTTCTGAGCATCAACTTTGAGCTGAACTTGGGCCAAGCGAACCTCTTCGTCAGTATTGACGTCGGGGTTCATTTTGTATTTGCTCCCAATAAGCACATTGATCTCATCAGGAGAGAGGCTGGGGTACTCACTTGCCATGCTCACACGAATAGCCGTTGTATCATCCATCTCGGAAGGGTTCAACGACTGGTAAGCAAACCAGTCTTGTGGGGACCTGCCAGTCTCTTCTACGAAACGAGCAATGGTTTCAATGCGCTCATCAAGAGCTTTTTGTTGCGGAGTGCTGAAGTCATCAAACGAGTTGAACTCCCTACCGAGCCTCTCGCTCATGTATGAAAGAACAGCTTGCTCGTAATCAGATTCAGAGATCTCCTGTGTTTCTTCTTGTGCTACAGGTTCGGCCTCTACTTGTGGTGAGGCCTCCACCTGTGGGGTTTCCTGCACCTCAGCTTCAGGCTCAGGTGTAGGTTCTGGCTGAGCTTCTGCTTGAGGCTCAGGTTGTGATTCAGGCTGGGGAGTAGACTCCTCAGCTTGCTGATTCATAGATGCAGCAAGGTCCTCAGGGTTACTGAAGACCTTCATGCCTGCAATTTCGGTAGGCTTATTATCCATTATATTTAATTAGTTGTTTTCAATTTATCCAGCATAGGCGAAGCCAGTAAAGGTGCCGTCGCTCTTCAGGCTATCAAACTTTCCGTAGATTGTTTGGCCTGCAATCATAGGGAAGTGAGATTCTTCAGTCGCAACCCTTTGATAAAAACCTGTTGGGTCCCCACTAGCAGCAGCCTCATCAGCATAGGCAGCACCAGTGTTAGGATCTATATACTTAACCACATCGCTAGCGCTTGCAGCATCAATGTTTACATACTCTCTAATGGCACCCCCCTTAACCTTTACAGTGCCTGCTGCAGTGCATGTAATAGAAAAAAACTTTCCATTATCAGGCGATGCAAAAGTTGTTGCGCTAGTGCCAATAATGTAAATGTTAGACGGGAGTTGATTGTGTAAGTTCATGTCTTAGTTATTAGCTTCCACCGTATGGGTTAGAAGAGTCATCGTTGCCGAACACACCGTACTCGATCATAGTATCAACCTTTGTAGCGTACACTTCGTGCTTCTTGTCTGGGTTGATAGGAATGAAAGCAAACTCACCACCACCGATCTTGGCTACTAGACCTGTGTCAGTATCGTTGTGAATGTAGATGTAGTTCTCCAGCTCCGTCTCAAGATTTTTAATGTAGAGGTATGCTCTCTCTGAGCACTGGTTGGCTATGTATACAGCCAAGTCATTTGTGTCAGCTGCCGTACCCTTGACCTTGGCTCTAATCAAAGACCCAGAGTCAACGACAAGGTTTGAGTTGACAGAAATATTCAGAGGGCTGCTGAGAACACCAGCGCTCGAAAGGCTCAATGTTGCTCTTACGCTAGCCATTATTATTCAAAAATAACCAGGTACTCAACAGTCAATGCTGTCGCAACACTAGGAGTCACCTTAATGTCTTGATCTCCATTGAATGGGAGCAACGCCCAGTCTCCAGCATACAGTCTACCAAGAAGCTGAGCTTCAACAGTAATAGCAATGTTCTCTGTAGCGACAGTGCTCGTGTTTCTGATGTAAACTTTGTGAGCTTTGTCATCAGCATAATCAGCCTTGTCAACCAAGGTTGCGATACTAGTAGAAGTATAAGTCTTGCGACCAACACCAGTGGTCTGGTCCAAGCCAGTCAACGTGCCAGCCTTGGTCAAGGTGGCAGTTGTAGACAAAGCCAAAGCATCTCCCGTGAGATCTGAGCTGGACAATGTAAGAGTTGCAGTTGTTGTAGCCATTTGTATTAGTTGTTATTCCGCAAATATAGGTATTATTTATTTTTTCTTCTTCTTCCCTTTCCCCGCTCTAATCTTTGCTGCTTCTCGTTTCCCAAAGGCCGACTTCACTCTTGCCATAGCCCATGCGTGCTGAGAAACCTTTGGCCTGTTGCCAGAGCTCATATAAGCAGCAAGGCCTCTGCGATAGACTTGTTTTTGTGCAGCATCCAAACCAGCCATGCCGCCTTTCTTCATCACTTTCATATCTTATCTCTTTGCGCCATAAGCTTCTTTAATCGAGCTGCAACGGCAGGTGGGAATCCTTTCTTTTTTCTTTTAGCTTTTGTGCCTCTATGCTTTTTGTAAATGTCAGCAATTTGCTGCATGAGTCTTTTCCTCTTAGCTACGTCAGCACTGCCACGAGTGTATTTAGGGTTGAACTTCATCCCTTTCTTCGCAGACTTAGGCCTCTTGCCTGCTTTCTTCATGGCGATAGCAATAGCGGCTTGTTGTGCTGGAGACTTGGCCATTACTTTTTCTTTGGATGGTCAGCCATTTTAAACTTCGCTTTCTTCACAGCGCCAGGATGAGGGACGTAGTCGCCTTTCATCAAATAGTACCTGCCACCCTCTTCCATCCAGTGAAAGCCTTTCGGCGGGTCTATCGACATTGTCTTGTTGGTGATGGAGAACTTAGCCCCCTTTTTTGCCTTGATGGTCTTCATTACCACTTGGTTTTATTGGCCCAGAAAGCTGCGCTCATCTTGCCCTTGGCTATGTTTTTTCTGTGTCTAGCCTTAAAGCTAGCTCTTTTCTTTTTCATGCGATCGCTCTCCCCCTTCTTAGGCTTTCCTGCTGTCTTGGCACCTTGTTGGCCGTAGCGGATAAGCTTTACCCTGTCTCCTTCTTTAGCGAGAACGATGTGTGACTTTTTGGGATGGCTAGGTGTACGTTTTGGCTTGTTGACACCAGCTAGCCCATGCTTTTTCAGCATGCGCTTGATCCTGTTTCTCATACCCTCTTTGCTCACAATACAAATATATTAAATGTCAGAAGAGTACTCCATGAGGTTTCCGTACATCAAATCATCCAGCTTGTCTGCATCTGATATGCTGTCATCAGTGTAGAAATCTACAGAAGGAATGTTACCTGCCTTGGCCCACGCCAACGCGCCTGACTGAGTTTCAAAATACTCTTCAATACCGACCATTTTAATCACATATCCCTCAGTGATTGTATTGCCCGTGTCTGTTGCAGTCTTTGCCATTAGAAAACAGAATAGTGTGTGTTCATATCCGTCATAACATCATTCTGTGTGGGGAGTGATGTATCAGACCACATTATAACTTCTGAAAGAAATCCAGTGTACTGTGCGGTTCCATTGTCAGGTCTTCGACCTATGGCTAAAAGAATGTTCCCATTGTTGATGAGGCCAGCTCCAGAGCTGCCAGGAAAGCCTGTATCTGTATCAGCAGTATCACCATTGACGTCCAGATCTCCTGAAGCGTGGTCCAAAGACCCAACCACAAGATACTCTGTATTGACAGCTACCTGAGCATTGGTTTGAACTCTGCCCAGATGTTTGGAGCTTGTGCCGAATCTTGCGGCAAGTCTTAAATCACTCGCAGCACCAAGAACATTTATCTGAAAAACCTGTGTAGACTGACTGGAAGTCCACTGACTAAAGATATACTGACCAGCAGTAACTGATCTAAACTCAGCCATAAGAGACACCATTAACCTGTCACTGTTATTACTTACAAAAGTATCTTCCAGCCACCGCGACGCAGAGCTGAAATAAAAGTCAAGAGCTGGTATGGAACTGTCTGTTGTTGTAATCAAGTTCCCAGATGCATCAACGATGTAAGGCCTTGCCGTCGCAGTTGACTGCTCCATGTGGTTTGAATTTCCACTCTGGTCCCACCATTTTGAGACTCGACCATAGTTGCTTCCACAGTGCGTAGCAAGAGCGGAAGTGTCCAACCCTCCAGCCGCAGTAAATCCAATGTCTGCTGTTGCTCCTGATGAGTTCTCTACAGTAATTGCATAGCTGGCAGTAGAAGACAACTGCCTCAATGAATAAGCACAAACTGAGCCAGCATGATCATCTAAAAAGTAAGAGGGGGCTATCCCTTTCACCTTTGCTACACCAGACTTTGCTACACCAGAAATCTTATTGATAGAGCTGTAGGTAACTCCAGAAAGCTTGCTTATGCTCATGACAACTCAACCCAGTCTTTTGATGGATCAAAGTAAATCTCTCTGTTACCTCCGTCCGTGCAGTATCCAACAATTCTAACAATGTCTGTGCTTCCAGTGGGTGCAGTTTTTGTAATCCCCGCCGCAGTGCCTGATACATACAATACATCACCAGTTGTAAATCCTGCAAAGGATGAATGTCTCGCAAATCCCTTTACAAGAAATCTTGCGTTATCATCAACGATGGCCAAAGCGATCATGCCTGTAGCTGAAGCTGCTGCGTCTGCGTCAGCCTCTTCCCACTGTTGCGACGAGTCTAAATAGTACAGCTTACCCTGCTCAATACTACCGTCAACACCAGAAGGTCCACTTCCAAACACCACCGTGTCTCCATAAAATTGTCCACTTCCTGTTGGCGAAACTATTCGTCTCTGACCTGTAATTGTCAGGGTGTTGCCATCAAATGCTAGATTGCTTTCAGCAGTTATTGCCGCAGTACCATTCCCAGTAAGTAGGGCGTTTCCCGTCAAAGTTGTAGCCCCTGTACCACCTTTACTTACAGGTACAGTATCAGACAAAGTAGAACCTGCCGCAGTGACAGTGATTGCAGCCGTGCCGTCAAAGTCAACGCCATTGATTGCTCTAGCTGTAGCCAAGGCTGTAGCGGTAGCTGCATTGCCAGTAGTGCTTTGATTGAGTGTGGGGACGTTGTTCGCATGGATCGTACCAGCGCCATCAGAAGTAAGGTCTACAGGTATCGCGTCAACAACCAAATCAATGGTGCCGTCACTGTCCTCATATGTTGCAGAAATCCTAGTTTCAGTGTTGCCAGTAAACATGGCCCCAACAATGTCTTGCACCTCCTCAGTGCTAAGCTGAGTGTTGGCGGTCATGTCATCTACAACAAAGTCAATCGTACCGTCACTATCTTCATAAGTGACTGAGATGCGGGTCTCTGTATTGCCAGTAAGCATGGCCCCCACAATATCTTGAACTTGTTCTGTGGTAAGCTGCGTGTCAGCGGTCATGTCATCAACCACCAGATCAATAGTGCCGTCAGAGTCCTCGTATGTAGCAGATATGCGTGTTTCTGTATTGCCAGTAAACATGGCACCCACGATATCCTGAACCTGCTCAGAGGTCAAGACTGTATCAGTATCTGTTACGGTATTGGTGAATGTAATCTTATCACCAGATCTAGCGATAGAAAGCCCAGTACCTGCCTCCAGAACTACATCATCCGTTGTCCCATCATTGTCTGTAAGTCTAATCTTCTCCTCATCACTGTTGTCACCGTCAACACATGATATAGTGTAAGACTTTCCATCAGCCCCAGCTGGACCTGTAGCACCTGTAGGACCCTGGGCGCCCGTGGCACCAGTATCCCCCTTTGGACCTTTCTCGCTAACAGTAACAGATATGGCCGCAGCCTCAGTTACAGATACGGAAGACTCTTGTGTCGTAAATGAAAGCTGCGTAGTTCCATCTACGCTAACACTAACTTGGTTAGCCGCCGTTGTGCTTACAGATACAGACATTAGAATACATCAGTTACCTGTGAATTGATTACAAAAGAACCTCTCAACACTCCTTTGTGAGTATCGAGCCCAGTAGAGCTTGGCTTAACGTACTTAAGATCATACACATATGATCCAGGTGAAATCAAGCTCATGGTTTCTGCAGACGCCTCAATGGTTACGTTACCACTGTTATCTAAGGTTGGCGCTTCAAATGTTCTAACATCTGTATCTCGACCCTTTGCAATACTTGGTGTTTGAAGGACGACATTTTCTATTTGTCTCCCAGCTCTTTTATCTCCAACGCGAGTGATTGACTTGACCTGCATGTAAAAAACATATTCGTCAGTCACAAGGGTGAGGCCTGTGCCACTAGAATCCTTGAGATTCACTGTCATAGAAAAGGTGTCACCTTCTCTACAAACGATGTTCAGCTCCTCTGTTGTATCAAAATTTGCTGTTTCAGCCATCAGTCCTCAAATATTTTATCTACCAATCCTTTTGTCTCCTTTACAACTTCTTCCCTCTTGCCTTGCCTTTGAGATATAAGCTTGCTCTGATCCGCCGTTTGAGCTTCCAAGCGCTCATCCTTTCTATCCTCTTTGAGAACTTCAAGCTTCTCTCTAAATGCTTGATCTTCTTCTCTAAATCCAAGAGTAGCTTTGGCTTTGATCATTTCAATCTCTCGCCTAAACTTATGCCTCATTGTCTCAAGCTGAGATTCCATCTCATTCTTCAGCTTCATCTTTTCCATATCAAGCTGAGCTTCCACTTGAGCTTCTTGAATCTTGAGCTGAGACGCTGCTTGAGCTGCCTGAAGAGCTTCTTGTTTTTGGCGTTGAGAGTTTTGATCTGCTATGGCAGCCACGCGCTGCATCCTCTTCTTTCTTTTGACAATAAGAAGTCTTTCAGCTTGATTCACATCTTTCAGCCCTCGAACAGCAATCGCATCTTCCAGATCAAGTTCTTTTTGCTGAAGGGCCATCTGAATGTTCTGCTCTAAATAAGCCTTGTCTTTGTCCTCCATGTCTTTTGTGACAAGAACTCCAAAGTTGTACATAGGCAGTTCTGAGAATGATGACAAGGCATCCATGTTCTCATTGCCAAGGGCTCTTTTGTAGGCCCCATAAATCACAGACTCTTCTGGCAAGATCTGAATGCACTTGATAATATCCTGACAAACCTTTTTGAAGAGAATCAAAGAAGCATTTGTGATGTCGTATGTGGCATTGTTGCTTGCTTGAATAGCTTGTTGCTGGACACCCACAAGGGCATCGCCCTTAGGCGTTGAAGCATCCACAGCCTCATTGACACCAGTGGTATCACGGATCATTCTCAGATAGTGATTGTACAAACCAATCAGCTCATTGATGTTCCTAATGCTATTGCCAATCTCTCGAACAGGTGGGTTCTGGAATCCGCCTTCTGGGTTCTTGCTCCTGTAGTAGAACACACCAGTCTGTTCGTAAATGTCGTGAAGGTCAAGAGGCTGAAGCTCTCCCCCCTTGCCAAGCTGTACATTCTCCAGTCCTTCAATATCAATCACCAATCCATCTGGCTTTGCCTTTGCAATCGCCTGTTGTATTTTGAGGTGAGTAAGTTGAAGCATGTCAGCAAACCCTGTGCAGCTGTCCACCATGGACTTAGGCATCATGTCTTTCAGGTTGACTGCAGAAACTGAATAAGACAAGGTGGCTTGTGAAAGGTCGTGAATGTTCTTAGGGATGTTTTTCTTTTTGCCATACCCAAACAACATTCCACAATCAACAATGTAGCTCCCTTCGTAAACAACCTTGATGTCCATGCATTGTGGCCGTCTTTCATAGACAGAACCCTTGGGCGGCTTATAGCTAAATCCCTTGTAGAAGAAATTAAAATTGCCGTAGCGATTCTCTTTCTCCTCAAAGTGCATTGTCTCAACGGTCAGGAACTCAAAATCCAAAACATTTACAGTATACTCGTCGTACCCATATGTCATGGTGTTCAGGTCCTGGTCGTATTTTTTTGTGCTGTACTTACCGGCATTGTTGCCGTTTGTACCCTTGACCTTGTTTGCAATTTTGCTAAGGTCCTCTTCAGAAAGCTCGTCCCCTGCAAGCCTACGCAATTCAGCAATAGAAATCTTCTTGATATGACCCGCGTAAGTTAGATCATTAAAACCTGGGTCTTCTGTGTAGCTATGAATAAACAGAGACGGATCAACATACTCTGTTTTGATCCCAGTGTTTGGGTCATTTGACCTTTTAACAACTGCGATTCCTAAAGCCACCAGATCATTTACAGATCTTCTGAAGATAGAATCTTCAAATTGATTCCACTCCAAAGTAAGATTTGTTGCAATCTGAGCAGATATCTCTCCTCCTGTCTTGATGTTATCTCCATACAGGATATCAATTTCTTCAGCTGAATCAGGAAGGGATGCAGGGTCTTCGCCAAGTGATTGTCCAGTCTTCTCTTTGAATTGCATCAACAACTCCTTGTTGGCAACTTGAGACTTCAGAAATCTTTTGTTTTTGTTCTTTTGAGATGTAGACAGAGGGTCAACAGCCTCCAGGTTAGGGTACATCTTCTTTGCAAGAATCTTGTTTGCTACAATGCGAACAAACTTAGGCAGAATAGGTACTGGAGTGTAGTCAAGATTCATCAAGCTGCCATCGCCTCCATTTGGATCGAGGCTGTTAAGAAGCTGCTTGTAAATATTTGTGTCCTGAGTGCCAAGAGCATATTCTCTGCTTCTGGCAAATATTCTATTTCTTTTCCCTACAAGACTCCCAACATCCGTCATCCTTCCCCACTGTGAATCAATAGCTTTTGCATATTGAATACCGTAAGCTTTTGATGCTTTTTCTTCTGGGGAGGCAAGAGGATTTGGGAACCCTTTACTCGTACCTTTTGTGTCCTGCATTAGATAGGGATTCCATTTTACCTTTTGCAAATATAAGTAATCAACGAGTTACGTTATATCTGCGGAAAAATCTCTTCTCTTTGAAGTTAGATTTGGGTTTTGTTTTTTCTTTTTGGGCAGCCAACAAGCACAAACCAGAGCTTATGCTAAGGTCGTACTTGGTTCGATTGTCAATCTTAAATCCAATCCAATCTTCCAGGGTTCTATTGAAATACATTTTCCCATATTCACCACTATCATGATTTATTCCTACATGATCATGTATGTATGCCTCTATAGCCTGGGCATGGGCGTGAATAACATCTTGTGAGTTGGAGGGGATTCCTTTTGTCTTTACTCTTTGAGCACCAGCACTGTTTGATAAATGCTTAGGTCTATCCAATAAGTATCCATCGTAACCCCTTGATTCAAAGTATCTTGCAATACCGTACTTATTGTTTTCGATTAACAACGGGTAGCCATAGAATACAGACGCCATGAGGCAGTCCTCATAGAAGATTTTAGCCAAGGGTGGGCGCGAAGCGTATTCTAGAACAAACATGTTTGATGGGTGATGCATGTTGAACTTGTTGAACATGTGCATTGCCCCCTTAGATCCTCTACCGTCTACTGTTGCATCAAGGTCATAAGAGTCAACACCGCCAACACCTATGTTGGCGTTTGGCGCAACTCGTTTGTTTCTGTCAAACTTTTTTTGATTTCGCATCTCTGGAGGCGGCATCCACGCAATATGAAATCTGCCATTGGGGTCAGGCTTGAACGCGACTTCTGTGTCTTGCTCTCCATTCTTCCAATAGAAGTTTCCTATCACCACTGGATTTGGAAACAGCTCATCATTGTATTGCACCTGCTCATAAATCTTGGTGATGTTAAACAGGGTGCTTTGAACGCTGTCTCTAAATGCTTCATCTGTAGTAAAAGGAAACTGCCTGATAACCTCATTTAACTCTGAGGGATCTTCCAAAAGCCCTTGCCTTTCGTTTTTTAGGTAAGACTTTGAACCAGTATAGATTTCTTCCCCATCAATCCCCTCAACAGGAGAATCAGGGTCGTTAACTACAGGCTCCCCATACAAATCAAAAAATCCCTCTAGTGATTCAAAAGCTGGAATGAATAGCCTGTACAGTCCAGATCTAGTCCTCCCATTCTTGTTTCTCTCCGCTGGATTTGAGTCGCTCCACAAATCTTTGTACTCCTTCCCCCCTTTGTCCATTGGATTTACGGTGCTGCCCACCATGGCTTTTCCTACGATTTTCCGCCCTACGATCAAACAAGTTCTTTGAATCCTCCAGGCGTCCCTTATGTCCGTAGGCTTTTCCCATTTACCAGCCTCATCAAGATACAACAAGTGGAGCTTCTCACCATCATATGCATTGTTAGTGGTGTTTTTCCAATTGACCACTGTATTCAAAGCCTCACCACTCTGTGATGTTTTGTTGTTTTTCGTGATTCTTTTTGATGGCTCTCGAAAAGCAAGTTCCATTCGAGGGTTTGTAGTACCGTCTTGAATGGGTTTAAAGAAGAAAGGGTAGCTCCTGAACATATACACCACCTTCTTCATGAAGATGTTTTCTTGTGCGTCTTTACCTGTTTTTGATTGGATGCCAAGAAGCTTGTCTTTGATCTGAGTAGCTTCATCAACCAAAACTGAAGAACAGATATTGGTATATCCAGAACGACGGCACTTAGTGTACAGCTGACCAATACAACGCGGATCAGACTCGCACGCAGCAAGGTGTAAAAATATATCACGCTGGAATGCAAGGTAAGATGGATAGCCTATGTCCATCTTGGTCCATTGCAGCATCATGTAGTGCCTACCCGTAATATACGTAGCGACACCGTTGTTATAAAACCAAAAGCCCTCACGCCTACGGCGAAACTCCTCCTCGATATACGGACGAAACTTTTCTCTAAACTCCCTTGGCATTTCTGCCCACTCATCCATAGACTTAATCCTAGACAGCTCTTGAGGCATATCAATCCTTTCCCACAACTGCAGGCGCTTTGACTTTTCATGTCCTGCAATTTGTTTTTTGGGAGGCTGAGCGGGAAGAATAATGAGTAGCCCACCAAGTTCAACACTTTTACCCTGCGTACCGTTGGGACAAATTGAGATAGCGTAGTCCTCATATTTATCGTCCTTGACCAGCATATCGCTTGCGATAGGTTTTTGAGCTTTTGTTTTTAGAGGTTTTCGTTTTTGCGTGAACGCCTTTACGACGAACTCTTTTCTTCTGATAGGTTGAAACTTGAATCTTAGCCATCTGATGTAATTTAATTTAGTACATCTGTCAGGACTCGAACCTGAAACCTACGCATTAGAAGTGCGTTGCTCTATCCTGTTGAGCTACAGATGCAACGACAGATTACAGGCAGTCAGGGCAGTTTGACTCACCTAGGTTCCCAATGTCTGGGAATGATGGGCCCTGCTTATTCCAGTCGTGGTAACGGTGGTGCTTTCTCACGGTAGAGTGAGGAGCGCAGCTAGAAAACAAAAGAACAATTGAGAATAGAGTAAAAATAAATTTCATGAACGCAAATTAGACCTAACCGCCTTCATAAAAAAATCTTTTTGACGATCGCTGAGATTCCCCTCTGCCATCGCTGATCTAAGTAGCCTAATGTTTGTGTTTGTTTCGTCCTCTGGAAGTGCGTTCAAGGACTCAAGGATTTGATCGAAACCCTGATTGAAGTTAATGCCCTGGGCAGTGGGTGAGTTGACAGCAGAGCTTATGATAGCCTCAAATTCTTTTGGGTCGTCAATCATGTACTTGAGAGGGCTAAATCCTTCGCTGCCAAGCATATCATAGTCTTCTTGAGCCATATCTTTTGTTATAGCTCTCATAGACTCCCTGGTCTGCTTGTCTTGAACCCTGCCTATGTTGAGAAGAGCCCTTAGAGGACCAAACTGAGTGGCATGAACAAGCTCGTGCTCTCTAACAGACTCATCAGCCCCAGGGAACAGAACTGCCTCTCTTGGTATTGGGTCGTAAAAACCAGCGGGCTTATTGCCTTGATTAAGCATCTTAAGAAGGTCATTTACGTTAGCGTCTCTAACGGTTGCTTTTTCACGCCGTCGAGTTGCTCTTCTTTCCTTCTTATTGACTCTCATGTAGCAAATATAAGAAAGTCCGCGAGGCGGGACTTGAACCCGCATGTGACCAGTTACCCTTTCTACAAGGTATAAGCTTGAGGGGATACTCGCGGTTATAAGCTTCTTCTTTCGTGTGTCTTAATCCTGTGACAATTCGCACATCTAATCTCACACTTTCTCATTTCTTCTTTTATGGTTGACACAGACTTAGGGCGATGAACCATGTCTGCTATGTTTTCAACCTTCTCGCCTTTGACGTGATCAAAATCAAGAACAAGAGTGTTTGACTCCCCGCAATCTATACAGCTAAAAATCTTTTTGACTCTATTTACAAACTCTCTATTCCATTTTCTTTGTTGCGCTTTGGTCTGTTTTGCTTTCGACTTATAATACTCTTTGTTCTTCGCGTAGTGTTTTTTCTGGTAGGCCTTATTGTAAGCCCTCCTAACATCGCGGTCCTTGTAAGGCATCAGTCCTCAAAATCATCATTCCAAGATTCCTCCCAGAATTTGAAATTAGTTTTGTTCTTTTGCCAGACTATTGCCTGCCAATCATTTAGAGTATCTTTCAGCGAAACCTCCGCTGTAGTCTTTTGCTTGCTCGATTGATCCATTGTTCGTAAGGTCTTTGATCATTTGTTCTAAACGCTGTCTTTCTACAATTAACTCCTTGCAGTCTGTTGCTGTCTGTTTAATTGACTGAAGCTCTGCTTTGCGAGCACTCCCATTGATATCTGGATCAACAGGCTTTTTGACTTCATCAATCATGTTATTGATAGCTGTCTCCATGCTTGTCATCAAGCGTTGAGCAGCATCAATCGTTGTAAACTTCTTGCGTGACAAAATTGATGTATTGAGGTGTCTTCTCTCCAACATATGCACCAACAATGTTGTAATCTAGGTGCTCTACTGCATCGTCGTATTCCATGCCTTCTTCAATCAAAATCTCAATCATCTTGTTGATGTCGTACACAGCAACTACGTTGGCGCCATAGGTGCAACCCACCAGGGCAGCATCAAATCCATCAGCAGTAAGGCATTCTTCTTCTGCAAGAATTTCCATCAGGTGTTCTTTGTCAATCATTGCTCTACGTATAAAAGGTCTTCAATACGGGTTCTGTAGTATTCTTTCCCGTCAATCTTGATGCGATAGTCTCTGTTTTGTTTGAATCCAACGACATCGCCCTTCTTTACACCTATTGATTTCAATTCCTTTGAATCAAAAGCAACAACGCCCTTGGTTGGTAGCTCCTCTTTTAAGGACACCACCTCAATAGTCCCATCTTCTTTTTCTTCCTCTTCAATGGCAGACAACAGGCTCCAACCATCAAGTGGGTGTATCCTACCCTTCTTGTCCTTGTATGCGATCGCCTGGTTGTTTACAGCATGTTCTGGATCGTATTTGACAAAGTAACTATTGTCCACGCCCGTAAGTCTTTGACCTCCCTGCATTACGACAAGGTGATGGAAGTACAGCCTATCACCCTTCTTAACTGGGGTTTTGTACTTGGCTGGTGTGGCTATGACTGGTCCGTCAGTAACTCTGTATTTAAACTCACCGCCCTCGAATCGAGTGTCGATGTATAACTCAACTCCGCTTTTAGTTGAGATCGTATCGTTGATTGGTCTGTCCAGCTCAACGATAAACATATTTAAAGATTTCATTGATTTTTGTAGGGGAACATTTGATTTAATTTATCTCGTCTCTCACTGCATCCGCAGTCCTTTGAGACTTTTTCGACCAGGCGCTTTAGTCCTGTTCTTTGAGTGAATTTTTCTACAGTGTCACCAACACCTCTGGATTTTTTAGTATCCATAGGATCTTCTTGAAGTTCTGCGTGCTGGAGCCTGACGAGGCTGAGCAGGAGCAGGAGTTGGTGGGGTTGGTTCAGCAGTTGGCGCTGGAGCAGGTGGTGGAGCTACATCGACTTCAGGTGCAGCAGCGGGTGCGACAGACATGGCTTGTTTGGGTTGCCAAGAAGCGCAGACATACCCCGCTTTAACTCTTGCCTCCCATCTTGTGCAGTAATTACCCACCCAATACACACAGTTTCCGCAGTATTGACTCTTGTTATTTGCACGTTTATACGCTGCAGGCAAAGAAGCTGGGATAATACTGCCGTCTGGATAGGTTCTTGTAGCCATGTTAAAAGTTTAGATCGTATTCAATGATGCATGGCATGTCATCTACAGACTTCCACAAAACATTGCTCCCATCTTCCTCCTCAAGATATACAAGATACCTGTTCTTACCATGCCTGTATAGAAAAGCTTCATCATTGACAATGGCGCTAACCTTACTGCTGCCAGCTCGCATGCCAACATAGTAGGCCATGGCGTCCTTGGGGTCACGACCTATGATGATTTTTCTGATTACACCTTCCATTTAATTTAAACTTATGCCCAGCCCTTTGATCAGATCATCAATGTCTGGTTCGTCATCTCCTTTGTAGGAGTCTTGAGCAAATGTAACCAATTCTTCAAGCTCATCCCTACTTCTGAGATTATATCCATACACAGCCTTTAGTTGATGAGTGTCTTCAAATTCATCAATCAGACCTATAATCATCAAAGACATGACATCTTCTCGCACGTCATACTTGTCAATCAGCGATTCTATCTCCAATGCAATCTGCTGAACTTCGAACAAAAATCCTTCTCTCTCCATATCTTTGTAGTTCTGTAAATCCATTTGAATGCCAAAAAGTAAAGTCTCTAAGAAAAAGCTCTTTAGAGAATTTTCGAAGCTTAATCAAAGGTACGTAAAACGTAACTACCTAAAATACCTGAGGAGAGAGCTCCTTAATGCAAAAGAAAAACACAGCATATTTCAAAAAGAAATCATGTTTATGCTGTGGGCTTACGACCTAGAGTTTTTTACTCTGAAGTACGCATCAGAAGACTTTGGCATCTCCTCAAATAAGATTGGTGTGGAGTATGTGTATCCCCTTGTAAAAGAGGGGATATTGTATAAGCATTTCGACAGGATGACCCCCTCTGACACCAGAGAAGATCACTTGTTTAGAGAAGAAACAAAATATAACTACAGGGTTAGATACGCCCTTACACAAAGGGGGAGATTGCTGGTGCAAACTCTTTACAGGGATCTAGAGTCTTAAATAAGCTCCCTTAGATCCCTTTCAAGACTGCTTGTATCTTCTACTGTACCACCGTCAGCGGTAACCCTAGACGCAAATGCTATGACAAGATCGTCTGATCTTAATCGAGAAAGAAAAGACGATGATGCTATTGTTGTGCTAAGTCCAAGCATGATTACTCTACTTCAGGTTCTGGGAACCACTCTGGGTGTAGCTCCTGACATTTTGCAATATACTCTGCATTGGCACTAGACGATCCAAAGGTATGCACCCCCATGGGCATACACCACACCATCTGATTATTCCAGTCTGCTACAGGGATTTCATTTCCCTCTTCGTCATACTCTCCCCTCCACAAGACATCGACGTGATACTTGTCTGAGTATACAGGATCAACAGTTCTGTTACCCTCATCATCATACTCTGCTGGTGTAGTGACAATGTGACCAAGCCTTACAATAGAATGAATGTGGGTG